CCGCATCTTTCAAGTTTCTTGATAACATCTTGTTCATCAAATACATCTATAATTTCAACACTTGGTTTTATTATTTTCATGACCATCTTCCTTTCTTGTTGGTATATCTTGCATTTCAGGCTTATTCTTTTCCATCCAAATAGCAAAAGCAATATTCCACATGGCAGCCCTTAAATGGGGTTCATCTTTCATGCCCCGCATGTAGCAGGAAAGGTGTCTAATCGCCGAATCAATTAAACTATGGATGGGGATGCCTTTTTCACAATTCCTTTCACCGTATTTCAAAGCACCTTCTTCACAATGAAGGGCTAATTCATGGATGGCTTCCCAGGGAAGGAGGTCGTAACGGCCTTTCCCTTCCTCTATGCTTCTTTTAGCCCCTGTTTCAAACGTCCTCATTTCTTCTTTATTGCTTGAATTCTGTGTTTTGGATTCCTTGATTATCTCTATAGCTTCTTGTAATGCTTCAACATCAGCTCTAAATATTTCATCACCGCCATCATTGCTTAAAAAACTTTTTCTATCTTCCATAAGGCTTTCTAGTTGGCTTATTACTTCCTCAATCTTCATTTAGCCACTCCTTTCTTGTATTCATCTACTGCAATCAACCTTGCCGATTCAATCATTTCTCTGAGTTGTTTTATCTCTTTCGTATTTAGCTTTCTAAACATACTTTTAACTCTCATTCCTGTCATTTCTTGTATTTGCTCTATATACTCTTTTTAGTCACTTCTAATGAGTGATTACCCCCCCCAGGTCATTATGAAACCTCCCTTACTAACAATCTCTTTAAATCCCAATTAAGAAAGCTCTCTCGATAATTTACGCCCTCAAACACAGTGAATTTATCTGTTTTGTATATAACTTTACCAATGAACAATTTATCAGGTCTATTTTTATGATCAGCAGGTATAAAGATCCTGTACTTTTTTCCTATTTCAAATTTCATTGGCCTCACTCCTAACTTACTAATTCATAAAGCCTATTCTTTGTTTCTGCCCCAATTAACTCTTCTATATTTGCAATGTGTTTTTCTTGTTCATAAATTCGCATTGCCTTATGCACATATGAATAGAATAATTTCATATCTCCATTTAGATATCTAATAACCGCCTTAGCAATATACTTATCTATTTTAAGCATAGCCATCCCCCTCAATAGTTTTGTTTTTTATTTCAAGGGCTTTTTTACATAGATAACTGCAAGGATCTAAGCAGTAGACACAACATTAATTACAGTTTCTATATACAATGTACTTTTCATATCTCACAGCAAGCCCACAAAACTTTCCAATCTTTTCACTACATATCATTAATTATCCCTCCATTATCTCTCTTACTTCCTCAACGCTTGTTACTATGTAAGCCTTACCTCCAGCTGCCTTTATATCCTTAATTGTCTTTTCCTGTAATTTCGTTAGTTTACCTCCTGGTCTCTTAACCTCTAATGCTAGAAATTTTCCTTTGTAGCAAACTATTATATCTGGTAAACCTGCTGTTCCATACATCCCTCCATGTTCTTTCCAGAAAAAGCACTTATCCAATTTTTTAAGGTAATCGCATATATTTTTTACTATTGTTGCTTCTTTCACTACGCTCATACCATCACCTCAAACCAAATACATTATCTATATTTAACTGTTGAACTTCCTCTTCAACTAATTCTCTAAACCCAGTAGTCATTTCCTGAGTATAGAGTCTGTCTATTTCCAAAATAGTTTCTTTATATTTCGTGATACATTCCTGAAAGTACTCCCAATCCTTTAATTTATAAGCTTTGCTGACATTGTCTTCTGCAACAGATAGTTTTTCTTCTAACTGAGGATTATCTTGTAAAAATTTTTGGAAGTTATCATCATACCCATACTTACCAGTTACCTGTGCAGCAATTTCTCTATTTGTTTGAACTAGAAGATCTACAGCCTTATCTTCATCGAAGATTCCTAATATGCTCTGTAACTTAGCTGCTTGTTGCTCTAATTCTCGGATCTGTTTTTGCCATTTAATTTGTTCTGATTTAGGTAATGAATATGCTTTTTTAAGTCTTTGTTTTATTTGTTCAAGTTGTTTTTCAGCTTGAATTTTGTTCATAAAATCACCCTCTTTTTTTCGGTTACGCCTAATCCAATATGTTAGGCGTAACCTTTTCATGTGCTTCAAATCCAGTAAATTCAATGCTTTCATTTTTTAGTTACGCGTTACGCCTAATTTTAAAAAATATATTTATATATTTTGAAAATGTTAGTATAATAGTTTTTGCTGTTTTTTTGTTTTCGCTATAAGGATAGTAATAATATTAGGCGTAACAGGCGTAACAATATTATACAAGGCGCTTTTTTACTAGGTTTTTTGGTTACGCCTAGAGTTACGCCTAGGTTACGCCTAAATATCTAGGCGTAACTCTAAAATTAAAATGGTGGTGTTTCCTCTAGATCTTCAAAATGAAATTCAATAAATCTTGAAGTTTTTCCATCAAATTTTTTCCTTACACAATACTCTTTTTTATTTTCAAGGTAAGTAACTCCTATTAAACCTCTTTCCCCTAATGCCTTAATAGTTTTTCTATAAGAATATCCTTGAGTTGTTAAGGCTTTATCTAAAATATACGGAAATACACAAAACTTATCTCCATCCATATATCCATAACGCTCACCTTTTACTTCTGTTTCAAATTGGCTGCTGTTAGCTATTAGCCATTCACGTATAAAGTTATAAGCTCTCTCTGTTTCATCAGCTTCTTTTTCATCCTCTAGGGAATCCAGGATATACTCACCCATCTCTCTGGATCTGTTATCATTCTCAAAGATCCATTGAGATAAGAGTTTATCTGCAGTTACAACCACTGCAACGCTTGAAATGTGAGATCCAAGTTTCTCTGAATATTCTTCTTCTAGTCTAGATTTCTCTTCCTGGAACATATCTTTTAAGAACATTGAATCCTTTTTTAATTCCTCTATAAGCTTTTCAATGAACACAGGTCCTGCATGTCCATATATGTTTTCTGAAATATAGTGCATCTCTCTTGCATCTTCTTCATTGATAAATGGGGATCCATATATTTGAATAGCTCTCGTGTATACTCCACCTTGACTATATGAAGTAGTCAAAGGTTCCTCTCCTGTTGTTAGAATTACGCTTCTCCAGGTTTTACTTGCTTGAAGTCCTCCACCTTTGGCTCCTCTTACTTTGCTGGTTCCGGATGAAAGCATATATACCAAGCTCTCAATAAAATCCTGTCTATTTCCAGCTACTTGCTTTTCATCTATTCCAAGTGGAAGATCATTGAAAAAAGCTGCTATCCTTTCAAGACCTACTTTCGTTGCATTGAACGTGGCCATAAGTTCTTCTGGGTCTCCCCATACACTTAACGCTGCTTTTAATGCTGCAGTTTTGCCACTTCGACTATCAGCCCAATTGTGCACTATAAATATTCTGTGATTTAGTAATTTTAATAATGGAGCTGCAAATGAACTGGCAAGTATAAATCTAAAAATAAGATTTTCTCTATATGGAGCGATTTTTTCTTTCCACTCTTCAAAGGTCCCTTCCTTACAATAAGCATCAACCCATTTTTGACTTGTCCGGTCTACATCTAGAACTAAATCTCCAGCTAATCCTGGTAAAAAGTTTTTACCATACCACCCTAACTGACTTACACATTTATAAACCTCTAATATATCAAAGTTCTCTGCTTCTAAATCCGTCAGATATTTTACTAAATGTTTAGCGTTCTCACTGCTAACTGTAATTCCTATATCTGCAAGTTGGGGTAATGTTCTGGATTGAAATATAGTTGACCTTTGTACTATTGCAGTCTGCCAAGAGTTATCTCTTTTAAAAGCTATCTCAACTTTTTCTTCTCCTGTATCTAGTGACTTAAGCCTTTTAGATAGCAGTAATGGAGTTCTACATACGTTGGAATATAGTCCTGTCTTTTTATCCAGTATTTCTATTCCTTTTTCACTGAATCTCCAACCTGGAGGTTGCCTTAGTTGCACTGGAGCTCCTGGAAATGTTTCATCCACTTTAACTGCAATCTTTTTTATATCAATCTCTCTTGCCATATTCATTACGGCATTCCATCTACCCTCAAATTCATCTCCAACAGCTATATGAAGATCGGATGGATCTTTGAAATCTGGCATTGATATCTCAAAGACTTCTCCCTCAAAATTTTCTGCAGCTAGAGCTTCAGAAATTTTTCTAAGGAACGTTTCTCCTCCAACATCTGGCTCTTTGTGAATGTAAATTTTTAAACCTCTAAGTATATCCACCCATTGAGTTTGAAAGGTAGAAGCCCCAGGAACCCCAAGAGCAGGAATTCTATGAAACCATAACGTGTGGCTGTCCGATTCTCCTTCAACTAGGACCACATACCCTAACTCTCGGATCCGCTGCATAAACCATAATCCATATAAGTTAACCTTGGATCCTTTCTTCCAAGAAAACATCCTTTTACCGTATCTATACCTAACTGCAACAATTTGCCCTGATTCATCCATGTATGGGATAGCAATGCCAGTCTTCGTATTTTTAACTTGTAAACTTTGGATAAACTCTATTGGTAAATGCTTATCAGCACAGTATTGTTCTAATGTGTATTTCTCTTTTTTCTCCGCTTTTTTTGGTTCTTCATAGAGTCCAGCTTCTTTAAGTAGGATCTTGTAAGCTTCTTTCGTATCAATGTTTTTTATCTTAGCTAAGAAATCTACTGCATTACCTTTCTCACCACAAGCAAAGCAGTTAAATTGGCCTGTATTGAGATTTGCTGAAAAACTAGCTTTTGTATCATTATGAAAAGGGCAAAGCCCTATTAATTCTCCATTACTAATTTTGTATTTTTTAATATAAGATGAATAAAAGTTCTCATAGTCAATTCTTTCGTCTATTTCATGCACTGTACCACCTTCCTTTTAGGAGGTCCAGGAGCAAAAGCTCCTGGATTTATTAGAAACCTACTAGAATGGAATGTTACTATCATCAACTGGCTCAAAATCTTCATCCTGTTCAATTTGAACCTGCCTTGTTATTGCTTTAATACCTTGGCTATATTGTCTTATCTGTTCTGCTGCTGCAGGATCTAGATCTTCTACTTTGGCAAATTGTACTTGTGAGTATGTTATGCCACTTGAGTTCTGAGCTTTCTTAAGACTTATCTTAGTAATTACATCTGTAGTTCTCTTTCCTTTAGCTAAAACTCTTTTCGCTATATAGTTGCTTAATGGTTTAATACTTGTTGGTGGTAATGTAATAAGTAGTGGGAACATTTCTCCGCTTCTTAATAGGTATACTCTATGCATATTCTTACATGCCTTACCTCTCCCATCTTCTGCACTACCGAACTGATTATATGGACAAGTCTTGCAGTTTCTTATCTCACCAGTTTCTGAATTTATGCCTTGTTTACCATCCATGCTGGAGCATGTTGGTGGATTGTTTTGTCCTTCAAATTTATTTTCCCAGTATGCATTTACTGGATGATGATCTACTATTACACCTATTAACTCTTTCTCCATATCTGGATTGTCTGGATCGTCTCCTGGAACCTCAAAAGCTAGTCCACCACCTGTAGGTATTTTTACTCTATCAAAATCAATTTGAAGTCCATCCATCTCTTCTGACATAGCTTGAGCTATATCGCTATCCATAGTAGCAACCACAAAGTTATTTTCTTTTAAAACCAAATCTTTACTCATTATTTACTCCTCCTTATTCCGATAGTATTTTTTTCATATACATTTACTAAACCTTCAAGCCATTCTGGCAATTGATCATTGTTCTCTTCCATTTGTTCTCTTATAAATGCTGATAGACTATTGGCATTGACTGTTTCTTGAACTAAATCTCCGTAACCTTCAGCTTTTAAAGTTTTGAACAGTTCATGTTTCTTAGCACTAACTGGTGAAGCAAATAATCTTGTATTTATATAGAAGGTATTTCCTGCTCTTTCAAATTTGCCTATCTCTTTTTCCATCATTTCAGCAACCATTTCAGCTTCAATTTTTTCAATTTCTGCATTAATCTGTTTTGCTTGGGAATCTAATTCTTTTTTCTGCTCTCTAAGAGTTTTTAATCTATCTGCCAATTCCAATAAATTCATATTTATGCCCCCTTAAAATAATCTCTCCAGTTATCAACTACCATTTTTGCAATATCCTCTTTCCTTTGAAGCACCTGCAAAACATGCTCGTCTACTGTGTCTTTGCAAACTAGATGAATATAAGTACAGTTGTTTCTTTGCCCGATTCTGTGTATTCTAGCCCTAGCTTGGCTGTAATTAGCATAGTTGAAATCGACGCTGTAGAATATTGCAGTATCTGCTGCAGTAAGTGTTATTCCTAACCCTGCTGTCTGAATCTGTGCTACAAACACCTTGCAATTTGGATCTTCTTGAAATACTTTTACTCTATCTCCCCTTTCAGGTATTGGCACTTCTCCGAAAATGTAGCTATAGTTTATTCCCATTTCTTCTAGCATTTCTAGAATTGCTTGTATTTCTGCTACAAACCTTGCAAATATAACTACTTTTTTGCCTGATTCGACGATGTCCTGAACTAATTCTTTTAAGATATTTAGTTTTGCTTTGGATATTTTTTCTTGTTTGCCATCGTCAGTATTAATAAAACCTCCTGTTATTTGCTGTAATCTAAGTAATCTAGTTAATACATTTCTTACTGTAATTTCCTGCTCTGAATTTAGTTCAGCGTAGCTTTCGTCCCTAATTTGCCTATATAAAGTCTTTGTCTTTGACTCTAGCTCGCAGTATCTAAACTGATCTATCTGTTCAGGGAGGTCCAGAGCCTCATCTTTTGTTACTCTAAATGCTATCGAATGAGCTTTTTTAATTAATTCATTAAGATTGTTGTATCCAATGATTTGATGTCCACCATATCCGCCCATGATTGCGTATCTATTTCTAAATGCATAGTAGCTTGTACCAAAAATAGTTTCATCAAGGAATTTATATTGACTAAAGAAGTCTAGTGGCTGATTCTGTACTGGAGTCCCTGTAAGAATAAGTTTGTATTTTGCTAGTTTCCCTAGTTTGTGCATTGCCTTGGATTGTTTAGCGTTATGGGTTTTAATTCTCTGGCTCTCGTCACAGATGATCATGCCTGGCCGCCATGCTTGGAGCTCTTCGAATATTCTCCAGGTAGCTTCATAATTTATAACTGCTACTTTTAATCCTGAATCATCTGAAAAACTATTTAGTTTCTTTATTCTTTGTTGCCTAGTCCCTTCAAGGACCTGAATTTCATATGGTATAATTGCAGCTTCAAACTCTCTTGGCCATACAGGGCATACTGATGTAGGAGCTACAACGAGTAGTTTGTGTATTTCTCCTCTTTGCCATCTTCTAGCTGCAACTGCTACAGATGTAAGGCTCTTACCTGTTCCCATTTCCATTAGGAAGGCAAAGCTGTTATTCATTAGAGCCATATTGTATGCTTTAATCTGATGTTGAAAAGGAATTATGTTCTTTTTTAAAGGCATTGGTTCTATTGGTTCAACATATTCCGTAAACTTTTCCCGGTTAGTTTCTTTTTGGATTTTCTTAAGCTGGTTATATCTATCAAAAATATGTGGATCTATCTTTCCAGGAATATACCTAAGCATGTCTACAGTTTCTATATTCATTGGTACTGTCCAGACTTTCTTTTTTGGATTCCATCTTCTACCTGGAATTTGCTTGATGGCTTCCTTCACCATAAAGCAATCGTGTATTTCAATAATGTTGTCATTTAAAACTGCCTTCATGCCAAAACCCCTCTATTCTTCAGCTATCTTCTTGCATAGATCTTTAAGCTTGAGATTTAACTCCCTCAATTCTTCTCTTGCTGATTCACCTTTTTGAACGAAATCTTCAAGCATATTTATTTTTTCTAATAGAAAATAAAGCCTTAGTCTTAATTCAGCTTTTGTTTCTCTTCTATTAACATCAACACTCATTTGTCCCCCCCCTCGATATTATTATTTTGCAGATAATTACTGAGGTCTAGGCTTTTAACTTATTGATAATTTGTGATGTATAATTTTATAATTTTGAGATATAATAATATATGATAAGCATTTTTTATTTTTCTTAAGAACCTTCCACTTACCAGGTGGTAGGTTCTTTTTCTATTTGTATATATCTGCCATCTGTGATTATAGTAGCTACTCTATGCTTATCATAAAGCTCTTGAGCTGCTTCAATAGTAAATACATCTCCTATATCATGCCTTTGTTTTTGGTTTTGTGCTTGCTTCATCCTTCAACACCTCCTTAATGTAATATGGTATTCTGCAGTGATAATGCAATGCTTTTGCTTTTGCAGCTTCTACTGCTGCCTCTTTTGGGATTGTGGTATCATTTGCATGATTTTATCTTCATCATCCACATGCATAATAATCGCTTTACTTGGATTAGAATAACCAAGGGCATCTGCAACATCTTTTCCAACAAACCAAGGTTCATTTTCAATTGTCAGTATCCTGACTTGTCCAAATTCATTGTTCTGAAAAACTTGCAATTGGTTCATTATTTTCACCTACCTTTCTTTTGGTTCATTTTTATGAACTTTTGGTGTAAAAAAATAGATTGGTATATCTTCTTCTGCAATGTTTAACACTTTACTAATTTTAGCAATATCGGATTGTTTAAATTCTCTTAAATTATTCAATTTCTTTGAAACACTAACAAAAGATAATCCAATTGCATTGGCAAATTCAGTTTGTGTTCCATATACTTCTTTAATTTTTCCTTTCAACTTACTATAATCAAATTCCATTTATTTTTCACCACCTTTCTTCACAAATTTTATAACCAGATTATTACAACATGGGGATTGTTCCATGCCTTTTACTGGTCTGTATTCAATTATCAAGGAACACCTTTGGAAAGCTGAACTATTTAGTTCAACTTCCTGAACTTATATACATAATAGCAT